CGTCAGCAGTAAGAGTTATTAATATCTTTCTGCCAATGTCATATTGCCCTGCTGAGATTACTACGGGAGTTGCCTGACAATTTAAATCAAGCGTAATTTTAGCAACATAATCATTCATCGGTACGCTCCTTTTCCGCTGTTACAGTTGTAACCTCGTTTGCGAGTTCAGCAATTACTTGCGATTTGATATCTACAAGCACTGATGACATTATGCCGTCAATAAGACTGGCTGGAAAGCCGTATTTACTTACAATTGCATTAACAGCGGCAATAAGTTCTGAACGAGCTGATTGTAATGCTAATGGACTAAGTTTCGTCTGCATTTTTATCCTCCTTTGAGTGAATTTCTTCAGACCGTTCTGCCGGTCTTGATTTATCCGTTTCGGCAATTTCCTTCGTATTGATTATGTAATCCATTTTAATTACCTCCTAAGCAGTTAACGATTGAAGAATGCCATTTTTGAAGGTCATTTTAAACTCTTTCCAAGTTGCTGCTGTACCATTGCTGTTAAATGATGTTACATAATAACCCGAAAAAGTGTCTGTAATAGAGCCGCCTTTAAAGCCCCAATCATTCAAAATAGCGTTGTGTAAATAATGATTCCGCAAGTTAAGGTCACAACCTGTGTGTAACTGATTGGCTTCAAGCGAACCGATTTTTTGAGCGGCATATGTAAAAATAAGAGTGTATGAAGAATCAGTTGATTTCATACGATAACACCAATCCATAAATGCCGAACCGTTTTCAAGGTTAAACGAAAGGTCACGCTTTGAAGTATCAGAAGCATAACAACCGGTACCTATGTAACCTACCTTAGTGCCTTTGTAGTAAAAATTTTGACCTACCGAATTTAACGACATTAGCTTTTTGCCGTTATTATCAAAAATATCATGTCCTGTTGATGACAAGCTCATCAGCTTTGTGTTCTGGGAATTGTACACATTTAGCTGTGAATTTTCAAATTTTATGTAATTTGAAATTTTGTTCCAAGCAATTTTGATGTCATCGGCAGATTGTTGGAGAAGAGTACCCCACCTGTCCGAACCGACAACCTTGTTGACTTCAAAAAATAATCCCTCGGCGGTTTGTGTAATCACCGAGCTGTTGAGCGAACTTGCCCACGAATCGGACACATGAAGAACGGTTGTGTCTAAGTCCTGTTTAATCTCATTTACCTTGTTATGGTCGTGCAAAGTTTGTGCGTCAAGAGCGGTAACCTTGTTTTGCAAGGTCTGCAACTTCCCTGTTATCTTGGCTGGCACGGTTGATAAAGTAACCGTGTTAAGTGTTGCATCGGCGGGGTATTCTTTAATCTCTACAATGCGGTAGTTAATCCTTGTCTTGCGTTTACGGTCAATCAGAGTAACCACATCATATAAATCAAAGGCAAGCACATCACCGTATGTGTCAGGCAACGTTTTTGCAAGGTCAATCACCTTAGCTGTATATGATTGCTCAGGTACAGCAAGCACGGCAAGTTTTGCGTTGGCATCGTCAAGCAAAGTTTGCTTGTTTGTGTAACGCTCATCACGCCATATAGCAGAAACCACTTTATCAGTGTAACTGTAATTTTCAAGGTAGGCTTTGCCATTATTTAAACTTGCAATACTCAAGCCGTCCTTACCATAAGGATAAAGTCTTGTAACCAAACTTGTGGTACTGCCTTTGTAAGTCATATC